GCTGTGTCCCAGGTCGCGAGCACGAAGCGCTCCGCCCGATAGATAACGGTGTTGTCTGCCCGATCCACGTACTCGGATTCCTGTACGACTTCCGCGTCGGCCAGGTACACCGACACGGGCCCGGTGGCGAAGGCCCACTCCTGCCCTACCGACGGGTCCGACCCGGCCTTACCCACGGGGTCGGTGTTGAAATAGCCCCCGCCGGATACGACCGGGGTACCGTTGGCGGTACGCAGAACCCCGTCCGTACGCAGGAAGTCGAAGCCCCAGGCGGAGACGGTTCCGGGAGTGGCGTGGATGATTCCGCCCCGGCCGGTTGCTCCGATGGCGTTCTCCAGGTAGTTGAGCCCGGCGGCGGGCAGCACCGCCCCGCCTCCGAGTTGGGTCAGGTTCACGTCCCCGAAGAAGGGGTTGGATGAACCGGAGATGCCCTGCGCCAGCGCCTGCTCGACCGCGAACGAGATGGTCGCCGCCAGCACCGCCTCTACCCGGCGAGCGAACTCGTCCGGGCTCGCAGTGATGGTCGAGCAGGTGATGGGCAGGTAGGCCACGAAGGCGTCGAAGCGCGGTTGTGACCAGGATGAGTCGGCCTCTTTCTCCCTGTACGTCCCTGCCGAGCAGGGCTCCCACAGCGAGGGGGTGTCCTCTGGGTAGCCCCAGACGTTGACCCCGTTCAACTCCCGGCCTGCGCCCTGCACCACTCCCGGCAGGGAGAGCAGGCTGTATTCGGGAGCGACCGGAAGGGGGCCGTCCAGGTTGAGCGCCGGCCCGATTGCGGTGAAGGTGCTCATCTAGAAAGCCCCCTTTCCGTCCCTTAGCAGGTCAGTCCCGTATCCAGGTCGGGGAACTCACCGCTCGGGCAGACACCCTGCGTGACCCAGTAGGCACCCTGGGCCGGGCCGAGCATCGCCAGATTGCGGAAGCGCTCTCCGAAGATCTGGAAGTCGTTTCGCGAGTTGAGGGTGGAGTCGCGAACGATCCCGAGTTCGAGCACGCCGGAGTCGATTCCGATGAACTGCCCTTCGGGGTAGATCGCGTACTGCACGTCGTCGGGGAAGTCGGCCAGGGCGGCCGCTGCCTGATCGGTGAAGCCCTGCGACGTCCCACCGGCCACGTCGTCTCCGTACAGAACGACCCTGAATCCGAGCGACTCCAGGTGGCCGATCATCGCGGCCTGCGCCTGGAAGCGGTCGAACTGCGTGTAGGCGGTGTCCGCCGCCAGCAGATCGGCGATCCAGGCCGGGATCACGACGTTGAAGCGGGCACCGGCAGGCATCCGCAACACGAAGCGGATGTGCGCGGCGGCCTTGGTCAGCGCATGGACGAGATCGCCATACGCTCCCAGGATCTCCGCCTGGGTGACGTTGACCGAGAGGGCCTTGATGCGGCCGAGCATGAACGACTCGGTCGTGCGGGCGAGCGCCTGCATCGTGAGTTCGTTCTCGTGCGCGATCTTCTCCGGCCATGCCCTCGCGTTCAGGTTGCCGTACTCACGGCAGTGGGCCAGGATCTGCACGGCCACTTCCGTGTATTCGGGGCAGTCGAGGTCCTGGCAGGACTTGGTTGCGAACGTCCCGCCGAGGGAGTCCTCCTCCTCCGAGATCGAGGAGATGGCCTCGGTGATGTCTCCGATGGCCGTCGCCGCGGGGACGTTGACCCCGCCCCGGGAGGCGTTGAACACCGGCAGCGAGTCCCACACCGGCTCTGCCGTCGAGCCGAAGTTGGGCATGGAGTAGATCGGCTCCAGGGGAGCGCACAGCCCGCCGGAAGCGGTCAGTGCCTGTCCCGAGAAGTCGCCCCAGCCCGTGTATTCGGGAACGACTGAGCGGATCTTGCGCGTGTCCTCGTCGATGTTGCCCGTGAACACCCGCTCCTCCGGGAACTGGAAGTCGGCTCGCGCGATCAGGATGCGCTCCTCGATTCCCCGCTCGTTCTTGGAGGGCCGACCACGCCTGACCGCCTCCCGCTTCATCGCCTCGGCGAGAGAGTCGCGGTCGAGCATCTGTCCTGCCCTGACCTCCTGGAGCCCGGCGGCTGCGACCAGCGCGGCACCGCGGGAGTCCTGGAGCTGCCGGTCGGCGGAAGGCATCGGTGGGCGGCGAACCGGGCGCGGAGTCTGCTTCTTGACCTCTTCCGGCACCTCTTCCGTCTCCACCGAGGCCGTCACGAGTTCGCGCTCCTCTGCGACCTCTTCGACCGCCTCTTCGGTGATGGCCTCGGCCTCGGCCACGACGGCCTCTGCCTCGGCTTCCTTCTCTTCCTCTTCCTCGGCGGCCTCCTCGGGCTCCTCCGCTACGACCTCTTCGGCCTCGAAGCGGGAGAGCTTGGATGCCTTCTCTTCTGCGTACTTCTCTTCTGCCTCCAGGCGGGCGCTCTGCTCGGCGCGAATCGTCTCCACCTGAGTCGCTCCGAGTTCGAGAGCCTCCAGCACCTCGTCGGCGGTTGCGCCCTTGAGGAAGTCTTCGTCCTCTTCCTTGATGAGCTTGGCCGCGACTTCGTGCTCCTGGAGGAGGTTCGCGAGATCCTCGTCGGAAAGCTCGGTGAGCTTCTCGGGGATCTCGGGGAAAAGCGGATCCATTGGGTTCCTCCTATGGCGTGACAGTGACGCCCGGAACCCCTGGTGCCGGTCAGGCGGTCGGCCCAGCCTCCCGCGTTACGCGCATTGAAGCAGACGAGTACGACAAAGACCTCTTGACATTCGCCGCAAGGGAGATATACTCAACCTCTCGCGAGGGCTGATCCCCCGAACGAGAAGGGAGTGACCGACTCGAAGGCGCGGCTCTGACCCGAGCCAAGCATGTAGGGAAGGTGCTGCCGAGTAGGGAGTGAAGGGCAGGCCGGAGGGAGGTAGCAACTCCTCGCCGGAAGCCTCGGGCCGGGTCAAGCGCCGGACACCATCCTACGACGGGACGCAAGACCCCGAGAGGCAGGCAGTCCGAAACCTGTTGCCATATGACAATGGAACCAGGGTCTAGGACTTGCAGGTAGGCAATCCTGTCTCCCGCACTACTACGGCCCTTCGGGGCCGTAGGTGTTTCACCACTCGTATTCCAGCGCGTCCGCGCAGAAGAAGAGGGCGCTGAAGCGAGAGGAGGCGTTCTCGACGCCCTTCACCGCGGGCACGTCTGCGCGGTGCTGAACGAGCGAGGGCACGGTGGCGAGAATCCGCTGCCGGGTTGAGATCATCCATCGCCCCACCACCGCATCGTCGCTTCTCGGATTGGGCTGGCCAGGGAGGCTGGCGTCCTTCGCCCACTCCCGGAACTCCAATGCCTTCCCCCTCGGCCACAGCATCGCCACCACCGGGCAGAAGTCGCGGATGAATACCGTTACGTAACGGCGTTTCTCTTTCATCGCCCGAAGCGCGTCTCTGGATGTGCGGCGCGGCTGCGGGGCGAGGAAGAGGCACACCGGGGTGTCGGGATGCGCGGCAGCTATCTGCTCGATGCCCGCCGCGAAGTTGCGGCAAACGAGGGCGTCGTCCTGGATGACGAGCAGGTGTGAGCAGTCGGGGATGTCGCGCAGGCACTCCTTGTACCCGGCCCAGGGGGAGGGCGGCTCGGAAGCGTGCTCGACTATCTCGACCGGGAGGCCGAGCGATTCGGCCAGCGGTGCGTGCAGGTGTCTGCGAGAAGGATGGCCTTGAATCCGCGCTACGACTTGCAAAGCTGCGGGTAGCGCTTGCAGACCGCCCTTCGCACCGTCGCTTCCTCGGGCTTCCCGGCCGAGCGCGCGAGCGCGTTGCGGGCGTGCGCGAGATCGTGGATGGGATACCTGCGCTCACCGGGAAGCGCGAACGAGGTCTTAGGCAGCGACTGGCGCTTCTCCGACGTCAGCACCGCCGCCGTCAGCACCCGCTCGTGCAGCATCCTTTTCTTGCGCTGTTGTTCCGTCGTGTAGTCCATGCTGAAACTCCCCTCGCAGTCGCAGTAGCCGGGCAAGATCAGGGCCGAGACCTCCAACTCGCCGCTGGCCGAGGCCGCCAGCGCCAGTTGAGATCTCGGGATGGGAAGCCCCGGCACCACCACCGCCAGCGAGGCGATCAGTTCCAGCGAGCGGTTCAGCGCCCGCCAGTCGCCCGAGGGCGGGTTGGCACGAAGATCACGGAGCCCTTCGGGGGAGATGTCCGAGCGGACTGCTCCCGAGAGCCAGATTCCGTACTTCCCGTCGGAAGCGCGGACGAAGGCACCCACAGACCCTGTTTCGTCGTAATGCCGTGAAGCTGCCTGAAGCCCCACAGTGATCGGGGCGTGGGAGGTGTCATAGGTGAGTTTGCCAACGCTCACATCTCCTTGATCCGTTTCCAGTTTCCCGAGATGAAAGAGCGAGTAGTCGGTTTGCGAGCGCGGGGCCTGCACGCACTCGGCATAGCGGCCGTTGAGGAAACCCGTGTGGCAGGTGTCCCACAGCGCCAGGTGCCCGTACACCTGCCCTTCCTTGGTGACGGTGAGCGGAGTCGCAGAATCGGCCTCGGGCATCTCGAACCAGGCCAGGGGAGGCTTGAGGGGAGCCGCTGCCGCCGCCGTTAGAGTCGGAGTCCACAGCACCGTGTTGGCTGCGTTGGTGGTGGTGTAAAAGACCTGCGGGGCTTCGCTCATCTCCGTAATCGTAGACGCACTCATAGACGGCTCGTTTGCGTACAGGGCGCGCTGGTGCTTTATCGCGTCCGCGCGCGAGGCGTGGCAGCCGCCGGGAACGGGAGCGGAGGCCCCTTTCTTGACCACGCAGTATTTCCCCTCACGGCGCTGAATGCTCCAGGGCAAGGCTCACCTCCTGCGCCTTCTCCACCTGCGCCATGAAGCCCGCCGGAAGCTCGGGCTGGCGCGACTCGAACAGGGTGCGGGCGGCGTACACCTCCAGCGTCTGGCAGAGCGAGGCCGCCAGCTCGCGCCCGAACCCGCGCTCTCCGAGCAGCGAGCGAAGCCCGTCGGTGCCGCCGTGAACGAGCTTGAGCGGATCGGGAACCTGCGTCGGGCCCATCACCGAAGCGACCAGCGCGTCGGGGTGGCCCTGCGCACACTCCTTGCACTTGTGCCGGATGCGGATGCCCGCCAGTTCCCGGCAGCGCAGGAGCGCCAGGTCGGCAGCGCCCAGGATGTGCGCGGAGGCGCTGAGCGCTTCCTGGCGGGAGCCCGCGCGGCCGGCCGAGGGAGCAGGAGGCCCTTGCGCCGGGTCGGGGTTTCCGTTCATGGAGGGCTGCGGGCCGCGCTGCGCCACCACCAGCTCCTGCCCGTCCAGCTCGACCGGCTGGCGCAACTTGAGCGTCGCCAGGAACGCCTTCTCGACGTCGGTGGGAGCCATGTCCTCGGGGATACCCTTGAGTTCCCGGTAGCCGGGGAAGCCGATCGCAATCCGGTCCAGCGCCTTGTCCGCGTCCTCGGTGCGGTCGGGAGAGATGACCACCTGTGAGTCGTCGTAGGCCACCACCACCGAGTCCCAGCCCGCGTATCCGTCCTCTTCCAGGGCCGGGCGCAGGTACGCCTCCGAGAGGTCGTCCGCGAACTGCTCCGCCTTGGGGATTCCGTGCGAGCGCCACATGTCGTGCATGACCTGCTTCGCGGTCCAGTGGTTTGCATCGGTCATCCCCAGCAGCGCCTCGGGCGGCATGTCCAGCCCCAGCGCCATGCGCTTGATCGCCTCGGTGCGCAGGTCCTTCTCCATGTAGTCGGTCTGCGGGTCGTGCGTCGGAACCCAGCGCACACGGTCGAGGAACTCATACGAGGCGTCCAGCAGGAAGGGGGACTTGGAAGCGGCCGAGCCGGGGTTCTCGATCTGGTTCTGGATGTGCTCGGTGTATTCGGACAGGAAGGGGTTGTTCTCGGCGTCCTCGTCTCCCAGCGGCTCCGCCGACGCGAATGAGATCTCGGACGGCATGAGCATGATCCCGTTGGTCAGGCGGGTGACGGCCGTTCCGCGCACGGAGGCGGTGAGCAGGAGCAACTCCTCGCAAATGTCCATCACGCTCGACACCGGGGAATCGGCGAGGTCCGACTGCCTGGGGTGGGGGTTCCAGAAGCGGTACGCCACCCCCACCTCGTCCGTCTCCTGCTTGTCCGAGTTGAGGCGCACGGCCGTCCCGTCGTCGCGGCGGCGCACTTCCTCCTTCCACAGGAACTTCCACCGCTCCGCCTGCGTCCCCAGCCTGTACCCGAACAGAAGCCCCTCCCCGGTGAGGAAGGAGAGCAGGCCGTAGCGATACTGAACCTGTGAGCGCCCGCCGCCGGGGTCCTGAATCCTGTTCAGGCGCTCGACGGGCAGCCCCTCCAGGATCGGCTCCACGTCCCCGCCGGGGGTGAGATGGGCGGGGAAGTAGCGCACCCGTGACATCATCCGGGCCAGGAAGTGACTCGCGAAGTGCAACTCCCCGATCTGGTCGTAGTAGGCCAGAGCCCGTTCCTGCCAGGGCAGGCCGACGCGCTTGTCGTAGGCGGATTGCTGCTCCCTGCCGCCCAGGCGCGTCGCAGAGGCCGTAAGCGCACGGCGAGGTATGCGCCGTGTCGGCAGAGTCATCTACTTGCCCGGCCGGGGCTTTTTCTTCCCGCAGTTACACACACGCGCTCCTTTGCAAGGGTTACGCGAGATTCTACGTCACTCCGCCGACGTGACCTTCTCGTACAACGCCAGCAGAGCGCTGAGCGCGAGCGGAACGGCCGTGACCTCGGTGCCGAAAGCCCACACCTGCCATGCCCCCCACCAGGCCAGAGCCACCCACAAGCCCAGGCACCAGGAGCAGCCGATGAACTTGCCCAAGGCCATCCGGTAGTCGGCGGGAATCGTGTCTCCCTCCTCCTGCCATTCGCGCCCGAGTCTCGTAACGTAACGGCGGGGCCGATCGAGAATGTCGTCCTCGGCCAGCAGCCGCCAGGTGCGGAAGGCGGCCAGCGCGAGGAGCAAGAGCGCGTACCAGCCGGGGACGCTCACCACGGCCATCCTTCCATCTTGCGCCTCTTCTTCCCCCAGGAGCGACCCAGGATACGCCGCTCCGTCTCACGAATCTTCTCAGGGCTGACGCTGCGTGCGACGTTACGCTCGATGTTGGCAGCCCGCTCCAACTCGTCGTCGTTCCTGGGGCGCGGGAGCCTCATACCCTGGCCGCCTGCGAGACGGCCGTGATCCGCTTCTTGGCGTCGGCGATGCCGAGCGGTGAGGTGACTCCGAGGTGGGTGTGCGAGCGCGAGGGGTCCCCCGGCCAGTTCCCCACCAGCCCCAGCGTCTGCCCCACCTCCACCACCTGGCCTACGGCGAGTGACGCTCGTGAGCCGTAGTGGGTGGAGAAGTAGCGGTAGCCGTCTGCCGTCTCGTAGTGGATCGACCAGCCGAAGATTCCGATCGTCTGATTCGCGCCCCGCGCCGGATCGCGCCCGGAGAGCTTGCGAATCGTCGCCCGCTCGACGGCGAGCACCTTCGTCCCGCCGGGGGCGCAGAAGTCGATCGCCCAGTTCCCGGTCAGGCCCGCTGTCGGGTGCAGCCCCTGGCAGATCTGCGAGAGGGCCCCCTGCGGGTGCGGGTAGCAGAGAGTGAGCGCATCCTCGCGCACGTACTTCAGCGCGAGCGCGTCCAGCGCATAGGAGCCTGCGTTGGGGCCTTCCGTGAGCACAGCCGAGCGCAGCGCCGTCCATGCCCCGCGTCCGTACTGGCCCGCCGGCGGGACTCCCACCGTTCTCTCCCAGTCGCTCATCGCGTTCTCCAGCTCGGCCCCGTAGTCGTCCGTCTCCGAGCCCAGTTTCTGGTTGAGATAGCGCAGGCGGATCATGGCCCGCTTCAGCGCCTTCACCGTGGGGCGGTTGAGAGTCGGCCCTTTGGGGCTGGAGGGCCCGAAGCAGGGGCCGGTGTAGGGAAACTTCTTGACGCCGAGGGGTGGCTTCTCGGGCATCGTCTCCTCCTTCACGAGGCGCTTGCACGGCTGCGGTGACTCCCACCGCGTCCAGGCCGTGCTCGTAGGCTGTATATCGTCGGCAGTGTAGAGCGAGTGGCAGATGGAGAGGTCGAAGGTGGAGGGCGGGAGCTTGGTCTTGAACATCAGCGTCACCTGCGTCAGTCCCTCGGAGAAGGCGTGTGCGATGCAGCCGGAGACATCCTTGGACGCCTCGTTCTCGTCCGGGAAGATCTCCAGCGCCGCGACGCAGCGCCGCAGGGAGCCCCAGCCCTGTCCGTTCTGCACCCAGGGCAGCGTTGCCAGGTGAATCGGCTTCGGCCAGGCTGACAACTTCTGTGCGATGTCCGCCAGCGAGATGCCCTTGCTGGTGAAATCGGCCTGCACGTCCTCGATGTTGAGGCCGATGGCAGGGGAGTTGTATAGCTCACCCGCATGAATCAGGCGCTCGATGTCCAGCAGCGAGCGGCAGTGCAGCCAGGGGAAGTGCTCGATCCAGGCTTGCGTCCACAGCGCCCGGCAGCGGTCCCAGGCGGCGGGATTGCCGTTAGCGCCGTTGTCGGGATTGATCGACCAGGCCATCCAGCGAACGACGGGTGCTTGCAGATCGGCGCGTTCGAGGTTCCCGCCCGCCGCTCGCGCGAATGCTCCGGGTTGAAACAAATCAAGCATCTTTCAACCTCCTGAGTCGTTGGTACTCCCGCATAGCAGCGCGACGCTTCTCAACATGTCGCCAGTAGGAAGCACGTCCTATCTCTCTTTGTCGCTCCACGTTCTCCCAGTACCACTGTTTCTTGCAAGCCCTGCATGAAGTCTTGCTTGCACCTCTCTCCTCGTCACTGTGCTGACACTTACGCGAGTGAAGAGAAGTGTGCTCTCCGTTCGTCCCGAATGACTCAAGATGGGCGGGATTCACACATCCCGGGTTCTCACAGCAATGGTGCGTTACTCGACCAGCGTCCCCAAAAACCAACTCCGCGATCAAGCGATGAACTCTCTTGGTCGCGCCGTTGCCAGCCTTGATCCTCGCTCGTGGGTAACCCCTACCGTCATGCGCTCCCAACCATCTCCAGCAAGCATCAGACTCCCCGATCTCAATGCGGTCAACCCAGCAGCGGGGAAACAGGAAGTGACCTCTAGGCATGAAGAAATATCGGACCGTTACGGATCGACTTTCCGAGATGACGAACCTCGGTTTCAGTTCCAAGTAACTCGTACGAAAGTTTCATGGAACCTACCTTGTCGCTCCGGCTGGGGAAAGGCCCTCCAACCCTTGATCCAGCGTTTATCCGCAGCCCCTCGGGGGTCAGCCCTACTCACTACGGCTTGAAGTAAAATATATCAAATCCGGCGCTTCTAGAATATGCACCAGTCTGGAAGAGATCAAGCATCTATCTCTCTAGTTCCTGGTACTGCTGCCATGCCCTCGCCAAGTTCTGTGCGGAGTCGCGGCGGCCGATCTTGTGCCAGTGATGAACGAAGCAGTAGCTGTAGAACATGCGCGACTCGATCCCGAGAATACGAGCGCGCTCGGATAGCCACATATCCGCGTAGTAGTCGATCTCGGGCCAGGAGCCTATCCGCTCGTACTGGTCGCGGCGCATGATGGGGACGCGCGTGAACCAGACCAGGGAGCCGTCGAGACCGTCCTCGGCGTTGTCGAACTCTCCATCGGCGGAGAAGTTGTGCACCTTCGCCGCTGGTAGTTCATCGTGGGATTCCAGCCATTCGAGCGCTTCCACATGCCAGCCCGGTAGAGGAACCAGATCATCAGCGGTGAAGTGAATAGTGCGACCGTTGGATCGACTATAGCCCTTGTTACAGGCGGCGGGCCAGGTGGATTCGTCCTTGATGACGATTAGCTCGTGTTCCACTTCTTCAAGAGTTTCCTCATAGGCCGCGACAGTCCGCGCCAGAGACTCCTCACGGCCACTAATCGTCGGGATGACAACCGAGATCACGTCAGCGAGTAACAGGCCGCTTGGCAGTTAGGACGCCATTCAGAGGAGCATTCATAGCTTCCCAGGTACTTTCCCTTGAACCCGGCCTCTTTCGCCAGTGCCAGAAACTCCTTGCGCGTCCACCATTCTGTGATCGGGACTTCCGACTGAGAATGAGTCGAGGAGTCTCCGTCGTACACCATCACTCTCGCCTCCCCGTTTTCCAGCGCTTCTCGCATAGCCGTCAGCGCCCCGATCGGGTCTGAGATGTGATGGAGAACTCCCGCGCAGTGGATGTGCTCCACTGTCGGTAGGTCGTCAGGGAGAATAACCGGGAAGGCGCGTGCTCTCAGCCCGTGCATCTGGAGGCGGTCATTGGTGGTCTGGAGCGCCTGCCAGGACACGTCCGCGAAGTAGACCTTCCTTGCACCCGATCTCAGAAAGAGGAGTGTGTCATGCCCTGGCCCGCAGCCGTAGTCCAGAACGGTCTGACCGGGAAAGGACACGGGCATGAGATCCAGGAGAGTAGGGTAACGAAGAAGCCGATCATCGAGTGCCTGCTCGGATTCTTCAAGCGAAGAGTAGGGGCCACCGACTTGATGCTCTTGCCAGAAAGCGGTGCTCATATCAAGACGGTCTGGGCCTGGCAGAGATCGAGCCACCACTTTCTGTCCCAAGGCTTCTCGGGATCGGGGATGTATCCGATTCGATCACCGATGAAGTCTCGCAGCGGCCCCTGCGCCCATTCGACGTAGGGCACCGGGAAGCCTCGCTTGTCCTTGCGCGCGAGGATCTCAGGCGGAAGGAGTCCCTCCATCGCCTCCTTCAGCAACTTCTTTCCCACCCGCTCCCCGGCCGGGAGAGCAAGGACGTATTCGCTCACCGAGGGGTCGGTCATCGGAGCGATCGCGGCCAGGCCGTTGGCTCGCGTCACCTGCTCGTCCACGCGCAGCAGCATAGGCAGGTTCACTTCCCATTCCCAGGCAAGCGCTGCTTCCAGGTCACGGGGATACTCCGCAGGAAGCTGGTACTCCTCGTAGCCGAGCGGAGGATCTATCCCCGCCACCAGATGCAGACGGGCGTAGCCCCCGAACAACTCGTCCCCGCCCTCGCCTGAGAGCACCACCCCGACATGGCGGGCCGCATAGCGGGCCACCATGAACTGCCCGAACGTCCCGGGGCCTGCAAAGGGTGGTTCGATCGCATCCAGCATCGAGTCCAGGTGGTCGATGAAGTCCTGGGGCGTGATCTCGATCTCGTGCCACTCGCGGTCTTTTGCCAGCAACCGGGCCCACGGACGCTCGTCGTATTCTTCGCCCTGGTAGAAGCCGGTGAAGAGTGGGAGTCCTGACGCGAAGTAGGCGACGGTCGAGGAGTCAATGCCTCCCGAGAACAGCACGCCCGTGTCCTCGGATACGTGCTTGCGCACCGCATCGCCTATGAGTGAGCGAAGATCAGCGCCCGACACGCAGGTGAGTATAGGTATCACCCACGACGTTCTTCTCGTACCAGGAGACGGTGCGTTCCAGGCCGTCCGCGAATGGGATTCCGGCTTTGGGAGCGCCCGTCATCTCATAGTGCTGCACATCGTCCGGGAGACGCGGGACGAGCTTCACCTTCGGGTCCGCTGCCAGCAAGTCCCCGATCAGTTGTGGGATGAGCCGGATGGGAGTCTCGATGCCCGTCCTGATGTCCACGACGGCGCTGGAGGAGAAGTCGAGGCTCACGAGCACCCGCTCCACGGCGTCCTCGATGAACACGAAGTCCCGCGTCGCGTCCTTCACCACCGTGCAGATCTCCCCCGCCTTGATCTGGCGGTAGAAGGTGGGGATCGCCCCCGAGAGATTGCGGGGGCCGTAGATGCCCGCGAGGCGGTAGACGATCAGCGGCTGCCCGGACAGGCGCAGGTAGTGCTCCGCCGCGATCTTGGAGATGGCGTAGGAGGAGATCGGAGGAAGAACGGTCTGGAAGTAGATGACGCGGGCATCCCAGAGCCGCGCGGCACTCGCGACGTGAACCGCCCCCTGCACGTTTGTCTCCGTGTCCCTGCTCCACGCCTCCGGGTCTTTATAGGAAGCCGCACAGTGAACGATCAGATCGGCTACAGCGGGAAAGCGCCACCCCAGATCCCATTCGTAGAACTCAAGATCGGCATTGAGGTTCTCGCGCCTTCCGGTCTCGAAGTTGTCGATCCCCCAGACATCATGCCCCTCTGCAAGCAACCTGTCGGCCAGCGTGGAACCGATGAAGCCCGCCACACCCGTGATGCAGATTCTCACTGCTCTCGCGTCCCCAGTTGCTGCTCCAGCCCCTCCGGAACGATGCCGCGGTCCCCGTAGGAGCGCTGGTAATACTCGTCCTGCATGTCCCCTGATGCCAGCGACTCGATGGCGGGCTTGGAAACCCGCCGCCAGGTGTAGCCCATCTCCTCGACGGCGGGGGAGAAGAAGGAGTCCTCCGAGTAGCCGGGCGGGAACTCCTGCCAGGGGCGCTCGTCGTAGCGCAGCCCCTGGTCCCACAAGGTTCTGCGAAGCACGCAGTTGCCGCCCACGTTCCAGCGTGCGTAGCACTCCTCCTCGTCCGTTCTCAGGCCCACTTGCCCGATCTTCTTCGTTCGGAAGAGGCGCTCCACCTGCTCACACCACCCGGGCAGGAACTTGAAGTCGTTGTCGGCGCGGTGCAGGAAGTCGGCGTCATCGGGCGCTCGCTCCCAGCCCCGGTTGCAGGCGTAGCCCGGGTAGAGGTTCTCGTCCAGGAGCAGAACGCCGTAGTCGAACTCGTCCAGGAGCCATTCTCGCGTTCCGTCCGTGGAGGCGTTGTCCACCACGACCAGCGTACGCGGCACGCTCACCGTCTCCAAGTAAGAC